TCTGACAGTTACACCAGAACACGGCGAAGGGACATCCGTTGAAATCCGTTGCCTCACTCAAGCACAGATGAGAGGAACGGCATCGTGGGTTGCTCGACAAACGTCTGGCGAACTACCATACGGACGCTTTCAATTATCGATGCCCCACTTCTCTGATAGCGTAAATAATATCTCGTTTGTGTCAACAACTGACCCGAACAGAGACAACTCGGTGTACCATACCTATAATAATGGTATGAGCGTGTGGCTTCAAAAAGCCGAAGGCGGCAAGGCGTCAACATGGACGGGATATTGGGCTATCACAATGGATGATGGTAGTCGTGTTGCGATAAGCAATACAGTTACGCATTACTCGCCCGCGAGTGAGTAGTTGAATTTATATCAATGCGATTGTATAATTCAACCACTTGCGGCTCGTGTGGATTTCCCTTAAAATATGCTTCCTTGCGAACCGAAGGAGACCCGTTGGCCTTGCGCTGACGGGTCGTTCTATTGTAAAATAAAAAGTATCAGCCACAACAAAAGTGGCTTGAAAATGAAATTCCCGGTTGATATAATTTACACTCGTATGGTACACGTATGGTACACACTTTTTTAAGATTTAGGTACAGCCAATAACTTACACCAAAAATCGTAATGGTATCACATTTATGAACGAAATTAAGAACACAAAAACATTGGTTTATATGGTACGCGTATGGTACAAAATGCCCGGAAACCCGCATGAAATGGGCATTCCTGAGCCAATGTATATGTGGTTGTGTCCGTGATTTTTGGTTTTGCAGATTAAACCCAGACGGCGGGAATCCTTGATAGACAAGGGTTCCCGTTTTTGATTGTTGAGATAGTTTGAGATAAAATACGTTTAATTGATATTACATGGTACACGCATGGTACTAGCATGGCACAATTGGTGTATGATACTTTATGTTATTTGGGATTTTATTTTACGATATACAGAATGCGACCATGCTTAAACCCGCATGGTATCAGCCACTAGATTTTATTGACTTCTTTTAATAATTCTTCCGGCGTTTTGTGAGTGTACACATCTTTGGTGATGTTACTTTTTAGAGAGTGACCGACGATGAGTTTGATGATTGATTCGTCCACACCGGCTCTATCCATTAGCGTGATGAACGTATGTCTGGTGTCGTGCGGCAGATGGTCAAGTCCCAACTTCTTCATAAGCGGGGTGTGACAATCATCCCAAAAAGGCCGGTACGAATATGGATTCTTGTGTGTGTTGAGAATCAAGAACTCGTTGTCCTTGTTATACCGCGCGCGTACCAATGGTAGAATCTTATCACAGATGGGAATAATGCGGTTACGACCGGCCTTGGTTTTCATGCCTCCTATCATGTATTGCTCATCTAGGTGGATGTTCTCGGTGCGTATCTCTAATAATTCAGACGGCCTCATGCCGGTATAGATGAACATGAGGATGATATCAACGTTTTTTATCTTGCCGAGATTATCCCACAGCAATTGAATCTCCTCGTCCGTATATATCTTATGGATGGGAGTTTTTGACGCCGTGTACTCGAATACGATGTACTTGATTGGATTCTCCGTTATGTATCTGTTCGCCTCCGCGTATGTATACACGCCGCGTAATACTGTGCGTATTGGAGCGATTGTGGATTGAGATTTACCGCTGTATAGATTTACCGTGTCCTGTATTTCAGAGGCGCGTATAGATGAAATCTTCCTGTTATGGAGTGGAGTGAGATGCTTAAAGGCTAGGTCGTAGTTATGCCATGCCGCCGGAGTGACATCGTTCTTCAACCCGTGCCTGTACTCCTTCCACATGTCGTATATCTCCGCGAACGTCGGAGTATCCGTAAACTTCCTGTCCTCCGCAATAACGCTACCGCTATTATATTCTGCCAGAAACTTCGCCGCGTCCGCTTGCTTCTCAAAGTATTTCAAATATTGGAATTCCTGCTTTGCGAAGAATGATTTCATGTAACCGCGCGACGCCATCTTATCAGCCGTAACCCTAGTATTTTCGGCGTCTTTCGCTATGTACGCGTCGCGTCGCGTATCATACTTAAACCCACACCGAATAAGGGTTTCGCAGTCTTTCGCGTCAATGTCGCCAGAGATGGAAATATAACAGACAATGGAAGATGTGCGGACAGCGTATGGTTGCCGTCGTTTCCCAGATAACTTCTTTATGTTACCGTATCCGTTCGGCTTCCGCATAACGTCCTCATTCGAACTTATCGCGCGACTCTATAACCTTGCCTATGATTTGAAACGGCTTATCCTTCAACTCTTCGTTTGTGTAATACAGGGTTTTGTACGCGGCATTCTCTGACATGAGCCGGATGCCGTCTCTATATTTCAACAACCTTCTGCACACCGCGTCTTTGCCATCCTTGCTGTCTATGTCAACTATGACGATATCCCCGTGTGCCGCGTCGTCCTGTTGCCTTACTATCACGGTAGAGCGATTATGTATTACTGGTTCCATAGAGTCTCCGTTGATACGAAGCGCGAAGATTTCCCCGGTATGCGCGAGGTCGTCTGATATCTCCTCATATCCTACCGCGTCCTCTGGTGCTTCATCGATTGGCGCGTGGTCTAGTACGGGAATTCGTAAAGATTTCTTTGCAAGCGGCGTATAGTTGTCTGTCAAGTCTATCATACAATCGCCGCTTATCATTTCGAAAAGCGTATTGAAATCCATGAACATTCCTTTTGCCGCCATCTGAATAGTCCTTACGCTAGGCTTTATTGGCTCCTTGGTCTTGGGATTCATGTTATGTTCCAACATAGAAATAAATCCTTTTGTCAGACCACTAGCGCGGGCGAAGTCCCTCATGCTCAACCCATGTTCTTCTCTATATGATTTAATTATGTCACCTAATGTCATACCGCGTCCCTCCTTGCTTTGAGGCCGTTTCTGTATAATCTATTATACGATAACTGATAAAAAAGTCAACAAATTTTGGAAAATCGACTTGACACCCGAAACAAACTTTGGTAGACTTGCTCGTGTAATCGGCTAAACGATATTCGGACAGCCGTTAAAACGACAGAAGAATGGGAGGTAGATATGGGAACAGAAAGCACAGAGGATAAGACATTCAGAATCCTTGCGAACAATGTGAGCAAACTCCGAAAGTTGCTCGGCTATAGCCAAGAGGAGTTCTCTGATAAATGCGGCGTATCGCGACTTATCATTTCGAACATCGAATCTGGCAAGGCCAAGGACGCGAAGGTATCGACCATCATCAAGATGGCGAAGGTATTCGGTACAACGCCGGAGATGCTTCTTATCGACAAAGGAGTTTAATCGGTCAAACGATGGACGCAAGAGTAACAATCCAAGACGCGGCGCGCGAGTTACAGATGGATGTCTTAACGCTCCGATGCCTAATGCAAAGAGGGGCAATCGATTTGGGATATGTGATAAAGCGCGACGGATGCAAACGACACAGTTATTACATCTACCGAAAGAAGTTGGATGAGCGCAAGAGGGAGTTGGGGATATGAAGAAAGCAATTTTGATATCGGTGGTACTCTTCCTGTCATTCCCGCTTGTGGGACACGCGAACGGCATACCAGAAGAAATTGAAGGCTACGCGGAAGAGATAGGCGCTGAATACGGAATCTGCCCGGAGTTGCTAGAGTCGATAGCCTATTGGGAGAGCCGGTTCACAGCAGACGCGGTAAGTAAGAATGGCAAGTACATAGGTCTTATGCAAGTAAACCCGGCTATCCATAAAGACAGGATGGAGAAGTTGGGGGTGACAGACCTAAAAGACCCACGAGGATGCATGTTGGTTGCCGCCGATTACCTGTTGGAGTTATTCGAAGAAAACGAAGATGTTGGAACGGTTCTCCTCAAGTATAGCGGGACAAACAAAGGGCGAATCGGTGTGTACGAAGAAACAGGCGACATGACGAAGTACGCGGAGAAGATACTGGCATTAAGCGAAGTCTATGAAAGACTACATCAAAAATGAAGGGAGGTATAGAAGTGAGACATAAGAGGATGCAGAAGAGAACCGAGTTGGTTATCTGGAAGGAGTTGCCTTGCGGCGTACTCGATAAGTTCTCGGTTTTCTGCACGGACGATATTATCGATGCCGTCCGTAACAAGTATAAGGCACTCGGCTACACAGTAGTCTAATCAAGAAAGGAGAATAGCAATGAACATGATGACAAAACTGATGGAGCGCACCATCCGCGAAGTCCGCGAGGTTCTGATGATGGACAAGAACACGGCGGAGAAGAAGTACAACATCAACGTCGAGCGCGTGGATGAGTACAAGAACAACCGGGCAATCGCCATTCTGGACGCGATGCAGTTCTTCCTCGATTCCGAGAAGGAGAACACTACGGTTGAGGACAAAGAGTGAACCGCTCTAGCGGGAACTAAAGCGGTTCTGTGGTGACTTGAAGTAGGGTTGTCTAAAACATATCACAAGAAGAGGGGCATGTCAATAAATGAGAATCAGCGAGATAAAGATTGATGAGGATTTCAAGCGGTGCTTGCCGGACTTGACGGTTGACGAGTACACAAATTTGGAGAAAAGCATCATCAAGAATGGCGTGATATCTCCTTTCATCATCTGGAATGGATACCTCGTTGATGGTCACAACCGCTATGCAATCTGCAAGGCACACAGCATTTCAGAAGTTCCGACACGAGATATAAATGTTGACAACAAGGATGGAGTGTTGGAATGGATTCTGTCTCATCAATTAGCCCGGAGGAATCTCACCGACCACCAGAGAAACGTCATAGCATTGCGCTACGAAGAGGTTATCAGAGAGCGTATGCGGGCAAAACAATCTGCGGCCGGTGGTGATAAGCGGAGCGAGGATGCAAAAAAGAACGCTGTTGGTCAGATGAACAAAAGCGATAAGACATCCACCCGCAAGGAGTTGGCACAGATTGCCGGGACATCCGAATCATCCATTCGACGCTCGAAACTAATCCTTGAACACGGTACAGAGGAAGAACAGGAGAGGGCTATGCGAGGCGGCAAAGGGAATGCGATTAACACAATCGCAAACGAGATTAGAGCAAGGGAAGTGCCGCATAAGATTTGTACCAAGTGCGGCAAGGTTTATCCCATAACAATGATGACAAACCGTAACGGACGTGGTGACGCCTATATCTGCAATGAGTGTAACTCAAAGCGGTTAAAGGAATACAAGCAAGGGAAGAGTGTTTCAGAATACGAGAGCATTAACAAGACGGTAGAACGCATAAAGTCTGGGGAGTGTGAGACTTATACACGCGACGATGTTCTGGAAGAATTGAAGAGAGTCGCGGAAGGGATGAAGCAGACGTGGGATGAAATCATTGCGGAGCATCCCGACATTACGGAAAACGACGACACTATTCTTGTAGACGCATTTGCTTATCTTGGTGATTTGTTTAGGGAGGATAAAAAGTATGAACAGTTCATATCGTAAGCCGAAGGCACAGCCGCCGAAACCGAAGGTTGACCCGAAAGACAAGGCAACACAGCCGAAACCGACCTTGTCGATTCCGAATATCACTATCCGGCCTATTGAGGCATCGAAGTTGATATCGAGTCAATCTTACCAGAGGCCGGTCAACCAGAAGAATGTCAAGTGCATCAAAGAAGGCTATGTCAAGGAGTTGGTTAACCCGGTCAAGGTGTCTCTTCGGAACCAGAAGTATTACGTGTTCGACGGTCAGCACACGCTCACGGTTCTTACCGAGATGTTCGGTAGCAATTGCATCATCCCGTGCATCGTGTATACGGGCATGACCTACGAACGTGAAGCGGAACTGTTTGCGAAGCAGGATGAGTTCAAGAAGAAACTGAACGCCCGCGAACAGTACAAGGCACTCTATGAAGGCAAGGACGAGGAGATGACGAGATTCGTCAACATCTGTACGGAATGCGGGTTTGTATGCAATCTCTCTGGCGGTTCAAGCGCCCCGCTGAAAATCTCGAACGTCAAGTACATGTATGAGGTTGTGTTCAAGAAGCGTGGTGAGAAACACTTGAGACGGCTCCTCGGTGTCCTCAAGGGCGCGTACCCGGAAGATAAGGACGGGATGAATGACAACATCATCAAGGGTCTGGATATCTTTATGACCATGTACGAGGGCGAGTATTCCGACGAGAACCTTGTGAACTCCTTGAGGAAGGTAAGCCCGGTAGTAATCCGCAGAAATGCCGGTGCTGACATGACACACTCTGGCGCGACGCGGTATGCCGTACAGATATTCGACCTGTACAACAAGGGCAAGACCGCAAAGGCCAAGATTCGGTCGAAGTTCTGATGATGAGCGGCGCGGAATTTGCATCAATCAATGTTGTTCCGATTGCCGTCCATGAGGCGAAGCGGTACAAGGCGATTGAGACCAAACTGAAAAACTTCTGTACTGACAGTATGGACAAGGATTTGGATATGGTTCCAATCGCCTATATCGCCGCTGTATACGGATGGGAGGGGTTTGAAGATGGACAATAGGACAGAACTGATGAAGAAGGTAGTAGACCTCGCGAGAGAGAATGGCGAGTTGCTTGCGAAAATAGATGTGCTTCATCGTGTTGTTGATGATGCGGAGACGGAGAAGAGTGCAAATATCATCGGCGGCGATATCGACCCCGTTCTCGTTCGAAACGTTTTCGGATGGCCTATGAGTAACCGGGCAAAGAACGCACTCATCGAGAGAGAAGCATGGTTTGCCGCGAAGAAAAAGGAGATGCGCGATGCGGGGATACAACTATGACATAGAAGATGACAGACCAGTTATAGGTCAATGCGCAGAGTGCGGAGAAGATATTCACGGTGGCACAGACGGATATGAGTCGGACGATTACTATTCGTTTGAATGGATGGGAGATATGGTGTGCGATGATTGCCTACGTGATTATTGTAATAGGCATTTCAGAAACAGAGATTAACAAGGAGGATTAACAATGGCAAATGAAGTAGCAGAAGTTAAGAAACAGGGTATCGCCGGTTATCTGTCATCCGATGCGGTCAAGGCAAACATCATGTCGGTTGTCGGGGAAAAGGACGCGCAGAGATTCATATCGTCTGTTGTAAGCGCTGTACAGACCAACCCGGAACTGGCATCCTGCACAAACTCAAGCATCTTATCAGTAGCACTCTTGGGACAATCTCTTAAACTCCCGCAATCTCCGCAGGTTGGGATGTTCTATTTCGTTCCCTACAAGAACAAGAAGAAGGTCAAGAACCCGGAAACAGGCCGTGAGGAAACCATCGAAGTCAAGGAAGCGACGTTCCAACTTTCCTATCGTGGATACTTACAGCTTGCACAGAGGTCTGGTCAGTATAAAAGAATCGGCGTATCAGACATCCGCGAGGGCGAGTTGAAGTATTACAACCCGATTACGGAAGTGATTGAGTTCGAAGCGGAGACAGACTTCGTGAAGAGAGCCACACTACCTGTCATCGGATACTACGCATACTTCGAACTTCTTAACGGCTTCGTGAAAGAACTTTTTTGGAGCCGCGAACAGATGGAGAGACACGCGAAGAAGTATTCCGCTAGTTACCGCAACGGGTGGAGCAATTCACTCTGGAAAACAGACTTTGACGCTATGGCGTATAAGACGATGATTCGCCAGATTGTGAGCAAGTGGGGAATTATGAGCGTCGAAATGGAGAACGCTTATGCGGGGGACATGGCGGTATTGGATGAGAACGGCAACCCGGAATACATTGACAACGTGCCGGACGCCCCGGAGAAAGGAGTCGATGTCTTTGCCGAGAATAAGACAGAAGATATTACCGTTGAGGCTGTTGATGTAACGGAGGAGAAGGCATGAGCGAACTGACAAAGGAAAACTACTACAGCCTTGAGATGGCGCAGAAGTATTGTAGTGCATCGCAGTATAAGTCTTTCATCGGATATCCGCTTTCCAAGGTATGCGAAGAGAGAGCGATGGCAGAACTCCGTGGAGAGTGGAAACAGGAGACGACCAAGGCGCTACTCATTGGTTCCATTCTCGACTCTCTCTGGGAGGGCGCGACTACGGACGAATTGGTTGACAGGTTCCCGGAGTGTGTGAGTACAAAGGGTGCGACAAAAGGCCAACTCAAGTCAGAGTTCCAACAGGCAATTCAGTTGTACGAGCGAACCAAAATGGACAAGAAGTTCTCGCAGTATATGAGTGGTGAAAAGCAAGTTCAGATGACCGGCGTAATAGCAGACCTTCCCTTCAAGATTCGGATGGACTCATACATCGATGGCGTATGTATTACAGACCTCAAGACCACACAGGATGCAAGCCGCGACTTTAGATACTACATCCCGGACTCTGGGGAACGCTTACCGTTTTACTTGGCCTACGCTTATGACATACAACTCGCCGTCTATAGGGAGGTTGTGAGGCAGAATACAGGAGAAACATTAAGGTGTTACATCGCCGCGATTGACAAGAAGCCGCACCCGCTCCCGGCGATTATAGAGATGGAACCGCAGTTATTGGATGAAGCATTGGAGACCGTCAAGCGGAACTGTGGCCACATCATCAAGTTAAAGAGTGGTGAGATTGAGCCAATTATAAGGTGTGAGGAATGTGACTATTGCAGAGACACCTATGAGTGTACTGTCGTAAGCACATCCGAGTTTGAAACCCACGACGTTGAGAGGAACGCAACATGAAAGACTCCATCATCATCAAACCAGAATACATGAAGTTGTGTTGTATATGCGGTAGGCCAGAAGTTGAGATTCACCATTGTATACACGGTACGGCTAACAGAACCATATCAGACCGAGAGGGTTTAGTAGCGCCGCTTTGTCCGGCACATCATAACTCTAGCAAGATGTCCGTACACCAGAACAAAGAGATGAAAGTCCTCATGCACCAATTCGCACAGGCATCATGGGAGCGTCATTACATAGCACGGAGAATGGAGAATGGATACGGTATTGACGCGCAGGAGATGGAGGACGAAGCGAGAGAAACATTTCGCAAACTGTTTGGTCAATCATGGATTTAGGAGGCGAACATGGACGAGTTCACGAAAGTAGTCAATGAAGTACAGAACGATGATTTTGTTGGCGGGGATGTACAGGACAATGCAATCGAGTTCTTGCGCGGAGCAGACACAGCGGTTGCCACATTCTCACAGGGTAAGTTCATCAACAAGATGCGGAGACTCGCGGAGGAATACCCGGATGACGTTGAGATTGAGGATGTGAAGAACAGTTCCGCGATTGTCTGCCGGTTCCCGGCGACGTGGGTGAAGGTATCTCCTCCTCGCAAGAGAGAATTCACCGAGGAAGAGAGACTTGCGGCGGCCGAAAGGCTCCGGGCATATCGTTCGAAAAACACACAGTAATAATGATGGTAGCATCGGCGGATTTCACATTCAATAGACGGTCTGGATAAAACTATCATCCATGAGCGTATAAGTAAAACCAAAGTGTTTAATCAATTAAACTGAAAGGGGTGATTCCGTTGTGCTATTAAGTTTTGGTCGTTGGGTTGGATGTCTCACAGCAAATAGCCCACATAAGCCATAAGGATTAGTCGGGCGGCGTGTCCGTCAGAAGATGCGCCGCTACTCAAGGAGAAGAGATGGGAACATATAACTTCTATGCAAACGGAATAAGGGTTTGTCCTGTATGCGGAGCGATGATTAAGTACCGGGATGGGCTGTACAGATGTGTTGATTGCCACCGGGAGTTTGAAATCATAGGCTTTGGCACGACGGACAAGGATTTGGAAATCAGAGAGGTAAAGCATGAAACCACAGTTTGACACTTCCACAGCAGGAAACATGCCGAAGGTCGTGATAGAGGGTAACTACTACAACTCGAAGTGCTTCCCGACTCTTAACAACCTTCTGGCGGCATACGGGATTAAGCCACAGAACGGTAACTCTATGAAGCAGAAGTATCAAAGGATTTGCGCAAATGAAATCCGTGACCAGTTGGGGAGTTGGAAGGCAAGCAAGCCGCTCATAGTCCATTACATTTACGTAGAGCCTAGAGACGGGCATCCGGCTGACCACAGCAACACACATGCATTCGCAAGCAAGGTGTTCCTTGATGCACTACAGGATTGCAAGGTGATTAAGAACGACGACCCGCGCCATATCTTGAACGAGACACATGACTTCTACTTGTTACCAGATAAGTATGGAGAACCGAGGATAGAGATTTATTTGGAGGAAGTGATAGATGGCTGAAAGAAGAATGTTTGCAAAGACAATCATTGATAGTGACGCGTTTCTGGATATGCCATTATCTTCACAGGCATTATATTTCCATCTTTCCATGAGAGCAGACGATGAGGGATTTGTAAACAATCCAAAGCGTATTCAACGAACAATCGGAGCATCCGATGATGATTTCAAGGTTCTTGTGGCTAAAAATTTTGTCATTAAATTTGAGAGCGGCGTAATTGTCATTAAGCATTGGAAAATCCACAACTATATCCGTGGCGATAGAATTACCAAAAGCAAATACGAAGATGAGCGTTCCCTTTTATCAGTAAAAGATAATGGTGCATATACACTCAATGATGATTTGAACGAGATTCCGCAGAATCTATCTGGTGCTGATTTGCGGAAAAAGGCTTATGAAGAAAGCGAATTGCCTTACAGTTTTGATTACAAAATCAGACAGGCGTTTTTGGGTAAACTCTGCCCTATATGTGGCGCGGAAATGAGAGATACCAACGAAGATGGGATTGTATGTAATATGCATAGACCGAGCATTCAGCATAATATTCCATTAACAAAAGGCGGCAAACATGAGTTAGGCAACATATCTGTTATTTGCCATAAATGTAATGTGAGCATACAAGACAATGAAACCGATAGTCTTAATGCTGATGAAGTTATTAGCGTTTGGGATAGTCTGTCACATGACAGTCACATGTCAGTCAAATGTCAGTCAAGTGACGGCACAGGTAAGGATAGTATAGGTAAGGATAGTATAGTAGAGGAAAGTATAGATAATAGCGCAGAGCCGCAAGCGGCTACAGCGCAAGATGACCCTGTTGTAATCACATTTATTCTTAATGACAAATCGGAATACGAGGTAACTCAATCTTATATAGACGAGATGCAGAAATGCTATCCGTATCTGGATATATTACAAGAACTCCGAAAGATAAAGGCGTGGAGTATCAATAATCCATCAAAGAGAAAGACAAGAAAAGGAGCAACAAAATTTATCGGTAATTGGTTTGATAGAGCGCAGAACAATAATAAGTGGTATGGCGGCAAGGATAGCCAGACAAGAGTGGAAGATTTGGTATGAACAGGGAAGAAGTAAAAGAGATAGTTCTAAAGATAACCCATTGTTACGGCGACCGCTTCAAGATGACACAGCCTATCTTTGATGATTGGGTAGAGGAACTGTCAGACTTGCAGTTCGCACCGGCGAAGAGAGCCGTGTCGGAAGTGATAAGGACTAGCGAGTATCCGCCTACTATAGCCGACATTCGCAACAAGTACATGGAGTTCTACGAAGAGTACAAGGCTATGGTAAAGCGCATCAACGAGACTTTCAATTCCGCAACTGGCAACTACCCTAGTTTAACGGAAGAACAATGGGAGAGGGGACATATAACTTTCATTGGGATAGTGAACAGGTATCCGCGTGAACAGAAGGAGAGAATAGCGAACGCGTTAGGGAACAAGATAAGGACGTTCGTGCAGGAATGGGAGCGCGGGAGTGAGCAGACAATCATTGGATTAGATGAATTCATGGAGCGAATGAAGGATGAGTTTAGCGGCTGAACAGAGTGTCATAGGGTGCTTGTTACTTGAACCAGATGATGTTGGAAGGATAGTAAAAGAGTTATCGCCAGAGATGTTCAATGACGCTTTTCTTGGCAGAGCGTTCTACGAGATAAAGAGAAGTTTTGAAGAGCATGAAAAGATAGACGCTGTTGTAGTAGGCCAGAGACTTGTTGACTCGCTCCATAGTGAAAAGGAAGTTGAACACACACTTGGCAACTGTATTTCTGGTAGATACGAGTCAGAGAACGTAGATGCGTACATCGATGTCATTCGAAGCGAATACATCGCCAAGAAAGCAGAAGAGATTCTCAATAAGACAGCGATAGACGCCAACAGCGTAGAGAAGGATATCCGGGATGCAATAGCGAGTCTGCAAGCGTTAATCGGTAACAACAATGCTGATGAATCAAGCGTCCCGGAAATAGCGGAAGCATACAAAGATGAATACTTCAAGGAAGATGACAAGCCTAGGATAACCATCGGGCTAAAGAAGTTTGATGACGAGGTTAGGTTGTGCGGCGGAGACGTGATGGCGATTGGTGCCAGACCAAAGACGGGTAAGAGTGCTTTGGCAATGCAGATAGCAATCTACCTAGAGTCTATAGGAATCAAGGTTGGCTACTTCAATCTTGAGATGACGAAGAAACAGATATTCGAGAGGCTGATTGCGTTTGTTGGAAGGTTGGAACTTAACAGAATTCGCAACGCCACAAGGTTTATGAGGGGCGAGGAGGAGGACTACAACGAGTCTGTAAGCATCCTAAAGAACATGAAGAACATGACCATTTACTGCGGGACGAAGAGAGTAAGCGACATTCGGACAGATATAAACGGCAAAGACTTTGATGTGATTATCATCGACTACCTACAGTTGTTAAAGTCTGACGGCAAGCGTGGAGCAAATAGATACGCAGAGGTCGGTGACATATCAAGGGGAATCAAGGCAATAGCGATGGACTACGACATCCCTGTAATTATCTTGTCACAGTTAAACAGGGTGTCAGAGTTAAAGACAGATAAGGAACCAACAGCGGCGGACTTCCGTGAGTCTGGGGACATTGAACAGGATGTGAGCGTTGCCTTGCTCCTATGGTCGCCAGATAAGGATGACGACACGAAGAGGGTCTTAAAGATAGAACTGAACCGGCAAGGAAAGAGATGTAGGGAAGAGTTGTATTTCGACGGGGCGCACATGAAGTTTTACGAGACAGAACAGCCGGTTAAGAAACAGACAGGAGAGTTACAGATAGACTCCGAGATTCCCTTTGAGTGAGGCATCAATGACAGAACAGGAAAAAGAAACATACTCGCTGATATTCAAATTTGTTTTGAAGATGTCAAAGGACAAAGACATGGCGAGATTCGCAAAGCAGATGCTTGAGGATGTGATTGATACAGAGCCGGACAACAATACGTTTGCATCGAGTTGGGACTTGCTGAAAGAGTATGTGGACATAACGACAGATGATGAATCCAGATGGAAGGATGTGGTGGATAAAGCAGATGAGTTAGGAAGAACCACGAAGTTTGCAAGAAAAATGGTAACGACAATTTTGTTTGAACTAGAAAGGAGAGCGAGGAATAGAAATGCTGAATGAGTTGGGTAACTTCATGCGTGGCAACAAGGTAGGCAAACAGGAAGAGGATGTAACAGAAGTTGTGGAGACATCAAGCAAAGAGAAGAACCTTCTTGCATCATACGAATACACGAAGTCAATACAGAGGATAAAGAACACATTACACGAGGGAGATACGGTTAGTTTCACCAGAGACGGAAGAAAAATGATTGGCCGTATCGTTAGCAAAGAGATAAACACAATCATGGGTCAGACCAGAAATGTTGGGTTGAGTGAGTATACGGTGTTGGTAGAGGTAGTAGCAAACCAACGGACGGGAGCGAAGTACAGGTGTTCTCTTAAATATTCAGAGGTAACGAAGATATGAGGAAAGAGGACAATCCCTGTTACGGTTGTGAGAAACCCAAGAGACATGAAGGTTGCCATGATACATGCACAGAGAGATTGGAATACAAGAAGAGGTACGACGCAGAGAAAGCCTTCATCAATGATGGAAAGAGGAAGAATAACGACCTGTTTTGCGCAAAGATAGACGGAATTAAACGTATGCAGAATAAGCGTAGCAACTGGCATACAGATGGACAAAGGTAGGTGAGCGGATGTGCATGTATGACTTGTATGGGTGGAAAGGATGTGAGAGATGCGACCTTGCTGATTGCGTAAGAGATGACATCCTAGATGACCCAAACATACAGGAACGATACGAGAAGGCAAAGACAAAGCGAGAGATGTACCCGGAGAGTTACGCGAGAGCAGATGCACGTTGGAAACTAAAGAAGCAAGGGAAAGAAGTGGTACCGATAAAGAATAGGTGCAAAGGCCGCGAACGAGAATACCAGAGAGAGTACCGGGCAAGGATGAGCGACGAACAGCGAGAAAGATACAGGAAGTGGCAGAGGGAATACATGAGGAAGAAGAGAGCAAGAGAACGAGAGGAAGCAAATGTCTAAACAGTTTCCATTGTGCGAGTATACCGAGGAGAACGAACTATTCTGTCTTTCATGTCCATACTCGCAATGTGCCAAAGACCTAATGGACAGACAACGAGAGTTATCAACAAGCAACAGAAAAGACAAAGAGAAAGAAGAGAAAAAGATTCTGGATGCGTTGCTTGATGTCAGATGGGAAACATACCACAAGACTCACCCGAATGGAATGTGCGAGGAGGCTTTCAAAACAATAGAACGAGGGAAGTCATTATACGCAAAGTCCTACAGGGAGAGGAAGAGGAAAAAGAGGTGATGTTATGAAGTGTCCGTGGTGCTTTTCGTATGAAGGTTCAACAGTTGTATCGCACATGAACAAAGAAATAATGACACCAGACAGAGGGCTAGTGATACAGAGGAAGCGTAGATGCAAGGTATGCAAAGCGGCATTTTCCACGGTGGAGTATATAAGTTTTAGGGATAGAGAAAAAATAAATGGACAAGGAGGGGGTCAAAAATGAACGTATTTATTTTAGGGTCTTGGGATTCGGCAGAGAACATGAGCGCGGCAGAGATTGACTTGAGGGATGCGGGATACACGCCGGTCAACCCGGTCAAGTTTGCCAACAGCATTCACGGCTTGACAGAGGAGCAGATAGCGGATGTTGGCTATGCGCTCTTGGGAATGTGCGAAGCGATATACATGGTTGGTGGAGCAATGCAATCCCCTATCCTTAATCAATACATTGGTTATGGCAGAGCAATGGGAATGGCATTCTACGAGCCGGAGACATTACCATACGCAAGGGCTGACACGGCGGAGGAATCTGTATGAGACCAATCGATAAGATGTACCAACTATATGGGATAGAAAGCGGCAAGAAATGTGGAGAATGCAAGCATTTCTTGAGGCAAATATACAGGGGAAAGACTTATTTCAAGTGCGGGTTATATGGTGAATCCAATTCATCTTCGACAGATTTCAGACTATCGTATGAAGCCTGTGGATTGTACAACAAGACTCGCGACTCGAAGCATGATAGGCCGGTAAAAGACGTGAGGGTTAGAAAAGAAGATGATGAGCAGATAGATGGCCAGATGAGCCTCGCAGATTTTGGTATCTGATATTTCACCCATAAGCGGCAATGGGATTGAAATATACAACATTAACAACAAAACTCACGCAAACAGCAATACACCAAGCCGCTAAACCGTGAAGCCATCCGGCGTACAAGTGTCTGATGGAAACGTATGCCGGAATGGTTAAACGGTGAGAGAAGGAGGAGACATGACATTCAAGGTATTTGATAAAAAGACAAAGAAGGAAGTGACGCACAGAGTCATCCGTAATATCGCAATCAAAGGCGGACTCATGGAGATGGATATCGACCAGTTCTTTGTTGGTGAAGATGGTCAGATAGTTCTTATAGATGATTGCGGAAGGGCTACATGGGTAGACCAAAGGAGATTCTATGTTGTGCCGGATGAGGAGAAGAAGGAGAGCGTGAAGGTTGTTGTGTCCAATGAGTTGAGTTGTGGTTTGTGTAAATACTATCGCTTGCAATGTGGCAATCCAAATGGTTTTTGCACACCGCTATGTGACAATAAGAACAGGACGCAGAATTCTACTCTTTCAGATGGCGTGTGCGAACACTTTGAATCAAAGTATGGATACCCGGAGGGATAAGTTATGGAGTGTGAGACCTGTGAATACTACGACAAAGAAGAGGAAGTATGTGGAGCGTTTGAGTGTTACGGGATAGATTGCCCGCCACTACCTTGTGAGGAAAAGGAGGATAGAAATGGAAATCGTAAAGGGTGAGTACATCAACAAGAAGGACAAGAGGGGGAGGAACCAGACGGTGTACATCGTGTACGGTGCGAAGAACCGTAACGAGGCAATCAATGAGGTGTGGAAGTACCGCAAACTCAAAGAGGAACTGACAGCGTGGAAGGGCTTCGCAGACAAAAGCGGTATGGTGTACAGGACATCGGAAATAGGTCTGATTCCCGTCTGGATTGTAACAAGGAGGTCGTGATGGTCATAGTGGATATGAAAATGCCGGATAGATGCGGAGATTGCACAGCGATGAGATGTTCCAAGTGCATCCTGTCTGATTCGAAGAACGTCATGGAATATCAAGCAAACAAGACAAGGCCGGAGTGGTGTCCCGTTAAAGGAGAGGTAAAGAGCGATGGTAAAGGGTGATGATTTTGAGGTATCGAAAGAGGTCTATGAAAGGGCGAAGGAAAACTACGTAGGTGGGAATCTTACCGACAGTTATTACATGGTGGATTCGGACAGGGAAGAGTTGTTTTCCGAAGCGATAAGATACGGTTATGGTCTGTATAATTGCAAAGTTTATGAGAAAGACGGGAAGTATATGTGTTCATGGTGGCGTGGGGATTCGTGCGATTAGGAGGGTGGCATGGACAAAGCAATGAAAGCGAAAGCCGCATTGTGCAGGTTACTCGATAACTGTGAAGAGATAGACCGTGAGAACTATCGGATGATTGATGATTACTTTCTTGTGAAGCATTACATTGACGGCCAGAAAAAGGCTATCCCGTGGGAACTGGTGTATCACGATGACAACCCAGAATACTACACGAAGTATGTTACAGCAAGATGCAAACGGTGCGGTCATTGGTACGGAGAGATTGACGAGCAACACGGGCAGAAGTACGGGAAACAGTTATCAGCGGCGTTCTTTTACGGATACACAAAACGGATGCGTTCAACGGCAGGAAACATATTGATGGAGGATGCGGAGCGCAAGATTAAGGATTTGCCAAACTTTTGTGAAAATTGTGGGGCGCGTATGAAAGGTGTGCGGTGGAACTATGATTCCATCCTGCCGGATAAGAAGGGATGATATGAGAATCAAAACAAAGATACGAGAAGTTGGTTCACGCGGTTACATATCAATAGCAGACTTTGAAGTGCCGAATGGAGAAGAGCGAGGAACATGCGATGAGCATATAGACCTTGCGGAAATGGTTATTGCTGTATGTCGATACGAGATGCTGACCAAGAGCGAGATAGAAACGATAACTGGCATCTTGAATACTTCTATAGACCGTTGTGTAGTGGAGGACGATGATGAGTAGATACTATCTATTCCATGAATCAATCAAGCCGTTTGACCGGGATAAATGGTACGTACTTGAGAGAGGGGTGGACTATAGCAAGCAAAAAGATATCTATATGGTTGACCAAAAGATAGGTACGCGAGAACTTGTGTACAAAGCAGACTCTTTACCAGACCTCTTGCATCAGATTCAGAACTCGAAAGATTGGCGGTTCTATGTTGTCACAGACAGATACGATAGTAGAGGGAGATACAGTAGCGAGGAGTATCCGCATCATCGAAACATCTGCACTCTTGCCGGGTTCATACCAGAGGTATGCGACATTAGAATCGACAGGAGGAAAGCGTATCTAGGAGCAAAATGGGAGATTGACATGTGCCGGGAGTTGTGGGTCTGCCCTAGTGGTTGGGATGGAGAAGAAATGCGGAAGGTATTCTACTTTACCGAGAAGATGGACAGGGCTGTACAGAAACTAATCAAGAAAGAGAAATTGGAATATGGAATGTCGGAGGATGTAGACAATGAATGAGGTGAAGGAATTGGAAGTGGATACAAACAGATGTAATACAGACATCAGAACATACGGCGATGTCATCCGGCACATGGATAATTGGGAGTTGGCCATCTTCTTTGAGGAGATACAGGCAGAGATTGAACTTGGCATTCTGGCTGTTATGAGAGCGAAGATGTACTACCACCGGCGCGTTGGCAATGAGCCGTTACTTGACAAAGAAGATAAGCGCAGAAATAGGGTTGAGAGTTTCCATCGCTTTATGGAACACCGGCTGAAATACGAAGATGAGAACTATGGTGATGTATGGGGTGTAAAGAATTGGCAAGACCTCATGCAATGGGAGACAAGCAATAAACTGAATTTTGGCATGGACATTGTCTACTAGAAAGGTGTGAGACATGGACGCGGAGCAGAGAGCAATTGAGTACCAGAGAGGACAGAAGGTCGTTATAAAGCACATGTTGGATGAGATGCGAGAGTTATATCACAGCATGGATGATGAGAAGAATTGGGCAACGTATTATGATGGTGTAGAAGATTGCATGACAATACTGGAAAAGCGATTGAGTGTTCTTGGAGAGGAATAAGATAGTAGGGGGACAGGCATGACAATCGTTTCAGATTATCGACAAGTACAGAGGAAAGCATGAATGAAAATAAATATATGTGGTATTCCATATAAAGTGAAAGAAGTCCCGGCTATAGATGAAGAATTAGAGGGAATAGTACAAGGTAAGATTATCTATCGAAAATGTCTGATAAAGATAAGAAAAGACTTACCGAAGAAATTGAAGAAGTCTGTTCTATACCATGAAATATTACATGGAATATTGATGCAGTTAGGATATAGCGAATTGAGTGCAGATGAAACATTGGTACAAGGATTGAGTAATGCAATTTACCAGATGTTTGAATTAAAGGAGTGATAAGGAATGACAAGAGAAGAAGCATATAGACTTGCAATGCGCGCTTGCGAGGAAACGTGGAATGAAAAGACTTGCAAGCAGATAAAAGAAGCATTAGAGCAAACTACATGGATTCCGTGTCCGGATAATGACGGAGAGCGTGAGTTACTCGACAGGGCGGTTAAAGCACTTGAAGCAGAACTTGCAACAAAAACTTGCAACAAGCAAATTGTAAGCAAGTTAGAAAATGTAGAACTGGCGCGGGATTCAGAGAAAACTTGCAACAATAAGCAAGTTAGTTGCAAGTTAGTTGCAAGTGAGGATGCAATTAGCAGAGCAGACGCAGAAACATTATTCCGAAACGCAAGGGGAGAGTTACACAAGAGTGCGATTAGAAACGAACAAAACGGACATCCCATTAAAGACTTGCCAACAAGGGATTTGATGCTTCTTAATGCGGAACAGATGATTCACTTGTTACCATCCGTCACACCGAAGCAAGAGCCGTGTAAGGATGTTGTCAGCCGTGGAGTATTTGAACAAGTAATGTGGGAGCGTGATGTAGCCATCGAACAGTTAAAAGAACTGGGGTACGGGTTTGGTGAAAAGCCAAGGACGGGGCATTGGATAGAAACCGCAGAAGAATATTACAAGGCGGTTAATGAGTACGGCGGCGGAGTGAATGAGGACACGCCGTATTTCGTGAATGATATTGCGTGTTCCGAGTGCTTGTCAATGTTTAGCGTCATTGACAACGAAACGGAACGCTTTGATTGTTGTCCGCATTGCGGCACGAAGATGGTTGAGCCACAGGAAAGTGAGGGATAATGAGAATCAATAGGAATGCTATATATGCCAAGTATCAAGGAAGATGCGCTTACTGCGGAAGAGAAATTGCTATAAGGGATATGCAAGTTGACCATATTATTCCAAAAGCCAATGGCGGCACGGATAACTACGACAATCTCATGCCATCTTGTAGGACTTGTAACCACTACAAGAGAGCAGAAAGTCTTGAAACTTTCCGAAAATGGATAAGCACAATCCCGTGCAAGTTGGCAGAGCGAGAATATATATATAAGGTCGGCATGGCGTATGGGTTCTATGACGGAGAACAGAGGACAGTAAGGTTCTATTTTGAAGAAAGTGAGGAACAGGCATGAAGTTTAGTAGTAGAAAAGAACAACGAAAAGTAACAGAGCGGATGGTGGCTCTGTTAGAACCAATAAAATATTATTTGGACGAAGATACACGGGAATGTGTTGCGATTTCATTAAGAATTTTATTTGATACTGGCGTGGAAAGCGAGAAACAGGATGAGCGAGGAAATGACTAAAGAACAGGCTCGTAACACATTACGAAACGCCGCATGGTTAGGAACTAATGAGGATAGAGAGCGTATTGAGAGAGCGGTTGAATTGCTATGCGGAGAACCGTGTGAGGATGCTGTCAGCCGTGGAGTATTTGAACAAGTAATGTGGGAGCGTGATGTAGCCATAGACCAGTTAAAAGAACTGGGTTACGGTTTTGGTGAAAAGCCAAAGATGGGGCATTGGATAATTATAGACGATTGTGAGAAGTTTATTGCTAAATGTTCGGAATGTGGACGAATAGAAGATAGTCGAATGATAAGCAAGTATCCATATTGTCATTGCGGTGCAAAGATGGTTGAGCCACAAGAAAGGAGCGAATGAATGACAGACGAATTTGCAATAAACATCATAGAACAATATCGTAAAAAGCCGACACTTGTAAATGAAATAGAAACAGTAGAAGAAGCCGTATGGCTTGATGAAGCCCTTGATATGGCAATCAAGGCATTAGAACAAGAATCGTGCGATGACACTATCAGCCGACAGGCTGTGCTTGACATTATCAATTTTGAGGATAAATGGCTATTGGACGCTAAAGGGCATAACGCAAATACAGGGATAGCATTTGGCGGGATGAGGTCAAAGGTATCGTTGTTACCATTCGTCACGTCACAGCCAAAGACAGGGCATTGTAAGGATTGCAAATACTTTGAATACGATAGCGTGGCAAAGGTTGACGGAATACCGCTTATCGTAGCACACGAAATCTGTTCAAGGTGGGGTGACGGGTGCAAGACGAAAGAGGATGGTTATTGTTTTATGTTTGAGCCACAGGAAAGCGAGGATAAGAAATGAATTTTCCAAGAAGAGAAGAAGCGACCAACAAAGAACTGATACTGACTATCATTGAGATACAGGGCTATTTATCACGGTACGGCAGACTCCATACAAACTGGCATGAAACACTTAACGAGGTTATTGAAAGACTTGAGCGGGCAGAAAGCGAGGTACCAGATGCAGATAGAGTTGGTAATTAAGATAGACGAAGATATATATAAGGCAAGACAACATTGGGTTGCTAATCCAGAAATTATGGTAGATAGAGTAGATATAGCAATCGCAAACGGTATAACACTTCCGAAAGGACACGGAGATTTGATTGATAGGAACGAGTTATTAAAAGAACCTATGGATGCGGCTAATTATCCAAGCAAC